CATTGGATTAACATGCGGCTGTGTTTGTCTATCAGGTCTCCATTGGTTGCTGAAATGGCGGCAAATGGCACGCCTGGGGAAGCATCGCGTTTAATTTCTTCGTGAACGATTTTGTGCAAACGCTTCTTAATTTCAGCTTCATCCCAAGATCTGAGGACAGAGTCCACTATCGCCTTGGGGTATTTGAGGAGGAGCCGATCGCAGGCAGACCTGAGGTCTGGCGGGGCTGGTACCGGGTTGTGGTTTCCTGCCTGGAGGAGGAGGGAGGTGAGCTCAGCTGCTGAGCCCCTCTCTGGCCACGCGTAATCGTGGAGTTCTGGGAAGCGTTCCTTTGCCGCCTTGAGGGCGGCGGAGAGGCCGGACGCTGCACACTCGCGGAAGCGGACATTTGATCGTCCAACTTCGTAGAGAGGCATGCCAGTTGGCTTCCGAGTTTGCTCATGATTGTGTCCTCGAGGCGGGAGGCCATCTCCGCGAACTTGTGAGTCAGTTCTAGGCGCAGATCCTCCTGCTGCTGAAGCAGAAGTTGGTGCGTCTTGAGAGATGCCTGATGGGACTCCTCCGCGTAGTATATCGTGTCGCCCGCTATCGACTGGATCTGATCCAGCTGCGAATGCAAGACTGAATCGATCTGGGGCGGGGGAACACTCAGCTGGTCCTGCGCCATCTGTTCCTGACTGGCAGGGATGCAAGAAGGCGGGGCCGGTGATGGCAGCGGGGCTGGCGCATAACCGGGGTTGGCTGAATTGATAGCAAGCGAAGCTCCTAACATGTCCGAGATAGGAGTCCGCTGAGGCGGAGGGAGGCTGCATGAGGAAGCTAGCACTGCTGGCTCCGACACGGGAGTTGAGGGGGTCGGGAGGATTTCCGACCCCCGCTGGCAGTTTAAAGAATCGCCACTCTCGAGATATTGGTCATCGAGAGAGGCGGCCAGAAAATCATCTGCCATATCGCTCCATAATGGTCTTCCGGAGGATCTCAGTCGTTCCTCTACTTGCTCATTAGTCTCAATTGGTCGGTGGAATTCTGTGGCTGTGAAGCGATACCGCCCCAAACCACTGATGTTCAAGTCTACTACGTTATCACGCATTTCCATCTCTTCCTCTTGGATCTCGGAGTATCCACGATGGCG